TGATTCAACTCCAGGTTATCCTCTTAACAAAGACTACTCCACCAATGCAGCTGCTCTTCAAGGCAACTTCAAGGAAATTATAGAGGTAGCGATTGTGCGCCTGTTTATAGATTCCTCTGATGTCCCTGTTGAGTTGATCTCGAATATACCGGGAGGTCTGGTTGAATTAGGCCTAGTTGACCCATCTTACGCTTTCAATAAGAAAGAACCACACGCTAAGAGAAAAGTTGAACTAGGTGCCTTTCGAATAATATCGGGAGTTTCATTACCTGACCAACTGTGCGAAAGCGTCCTATACGCAGAGTCGGCTGATGCTAAGCGCTCAGTGGACCGTATATTCGTGAACGGTAGTGCTGTTGGTATTAGTTTCACTGACGCTGCGATGATGCAGTTTGTTGGAACTGTTTCTTGGTTAAGAAACAAATGGGGATCATTACTTTGTGATGATTTCTCCGGTTTTGACTCACTACATACATTGCAAACACTTTTGGCAACAAATGACATTGACAAAATGACCCATAAATCAAAAGATGGGGAGTTGAACAAATGGAATTTATGCAACCGAAGGTGGTCATATAAGTGCGCCTACGGTTGTTCCGTGATCTATAATCAAATCTATGCCAAGGTTATTCCTGGTATGATTAATAGTGGGTCAAAGAACACTAGTAGGGAAAATACTACGTTGCGTAATTTATACACATATATTATTGCAACGCATAGCGGACAGCCTAATATTTATAATATGGCTAATGGAGACGATGGTTTAACTTTCGGTCTCACATACCCAGTTAAATATGAGGAGTCTGCTAATACTTTAGGTTTCCGTGTAAGAGATGTTGAGTTTTGTGAATCAGATACGTTCGAGTTCTGTTCACATAGATACTCCTTCTCCACCGGTGTCGCGTCTTTAACGTCGTGGCCCAAAGCTATGTATGGCATTCTTTCTAAGAATATCTCGTTGAGTGATGTCAACCAGACAATTAGAGAGATGAGACACAATAGTGAATATCCAGCCTTGGAAGCTTTTGTTTCCGAGTTGGATCTTCACTGAATACTAGCGGGACGCTGGTGCCGTAAGCACCCCACCGGTTTGTGGTGGTTTATCCTTATAGCTCGTCATAAGGGTAAAGAAACAAACGAAATGGCAAGAAAACGAAATAATAATAACAGAAACAAATCTGGTAACAAAAGTGCTACTAAAAGCACCATTGTTAAGGGCCAACCCGTCAGGAAATCGAATGCAAAGAATTTGAATCGACTACTTGAGGGTGTTTGTTCAGTCACGGATCCTTTCTGTCCGGCTGCAGCGTCCGCAAAATGGACCTCAGTTGGCACTACCCACACGATTACTCAACGAGTCATGTTCGAGAGAACTATGGCCTCCGATCCGAGTAAACATACGTGTATGGTTTTCATGCCAACAATCGACACGTGTTGTTATGTCACATCTTATGGCACAACAATACCCGCAAATACACATCTTAACGGAACTTGCGGAGTTTACACATCAATGTGTGCTAACTTCAAACAAGCCCGAATCGTCTCTGCTGGTCTCACCTGGTTTAATAAATCAAGTGACAACAACTTGGGAGGTTCTGTGTATGTCCATGAGATCGAAGACTATTTAGCCTTTGATGCCGTTTCAAATACCTTACCGGTTAATGATTTCGGCTACTTTGCTAATGAGGCAATCTACGATAGGAGACAAGCAGGTTCATGGGTGTCCCGTCCAACTCGGGACGATTCCTATGATTTCGCTACTCCTACAATAGGTTACTCAGGATCAGCAGCTAAATACAATCGTACAGGTCTCTATATTGGCTGTAATGGCTCAGCGAGCACTGACTTAGTTACGGTTCACTTTTATATCAATTACGAATTTACGTTTGATATGGCGGACTTATTTGGTGGACGGTTATCAATACCTAAACCAATCAAGGACGAAACTGTGATGATAACTCAAGTCGCCACTGACGTTGATTCCATTCTACCGTCTTTCTTTAGGAAAGCGGGAGATAAGGTTTCAGCTGAAGTGAAGAAGTTCGCGCTCAAAGCACTAGATAATATGGCCGCCAACACAGTCACAGCAATTGCTGCGTATGTTGGTGGGCCAGCTGGTGGTTTTGCAGCTCGTGCCATTATGGATGTCGATTAATATTAACAGCCTATTTATAGGTTGTACTAGGCCTCAAGGGCCTTTATCAAAGAGAGCGGATAGCTCTCCGCCAGTGCAATGCACATGTGACAAATTTTGATGAGGGTTACCAAGTGACCGGCCTCCGACTTTAAAATGTTGGATACAGGCTCGAGGTAGGTTTACGAGGACGGGAGTACATCCCAGGGAATATGTGCGCAGGAGAAAACCTGATTAATAAACGCTGCGTCTGCAGTCC